GAATATCTTGGCCAACTCTGTATACTCATGTGCCCAGTTATGATTGAAGTTTTTGAAGAAATGTATGAAGAAGCATATAAGTTATCTAAAGGGAGAAAAACACTTATTATGTTTCAAAAATTGTTAAAGGAAGTTCCAAATTGGAGTGATGCCCAGTCTAAGCAACACACGGATAACATTGCAAATAGATGTGCATGGTTTAATGATCTTATTGCAGCCGTTTTTGTAAGTTGTGTTAAAATTTTATCAGCGGTTCGGTTAAGTAAAGATAATAAGAAAATATCATTAAAACTTCCAACGAACGAAGTCTTTATTCAAATGTGTTATAATAAGGCCGCGGAAAATCTGTATAACGATCCTTATATATATCACGACCCACAAAACGAACATGCCAGAAACGATAAGTTATTTGAAAGATTCTCGGCGTGTATTGAAACGGCCGTAAAAGAACTTATACCCGTTCAACAAATTTTACAAACGTACATGTCTCAAACACAAGAGGGTCAAGATCTTGATTTGAATGAAGCGGAAGTTGGTGATTTTGAAGATCCAGACGTTTTGGAAGGGGGTGAAGAACCAGAAGAAGTTTCGGGTGATCCATTTAATCAAACCAGTGGAGAACAAGGACCTATGGAACAGGAACCCATGATGGATGATCAACCACCTCTCGAAGACCCAGATACACTCGAACAACCACCAATGGAACAAGAACAAGAACAACTACCATCACAAGCCCCATATATACCACCACAACAACAATCATCGTTTATTGATAACGAATTCAAAACCATAAATACAGGATCACAAGCACGACAATCTCAAGACGATGGTGTTTTATTTCCAGATGCACCAGAATCTCATCCAAGACGCACCAGATATCCATAGAAAAAAACCTCGTTTATATTAAATGGAATTTGAAGACTATTTAAGAGATCCAGCATGGGCCGGATTAATCGCAGGATTTATGACTGCAGGATATATTCACTTTAAAGCAAAATTAAATAACGAAGGTAAATTACCTTTACCAGCGTATACAAAACCAGCGGCGCTCGTCGCTATTTTAGTTTTTTTTATCGTTACAAACGGAATAGGTAAGAAAGAAAGCATATCTACAGAACCATTTTAAAATTCTTTACTTAAAGATAGTACACACTTACTATATACAAAAAATGGCTTCGGTATCGGCTTTCAATGAAATGATGGGCCAATTTCTTATGGAACTCCATAAGACTTTTCCAGAAGAAAAAGGCTTGAAAAAATGCATGTCAGCATTCGATTTAATGAAAGAAACAAATCCAAAACTCGTAGTTGACGGATTTATGACTGGTGTCACTCCATACGCCGATAAAATTTCATCAAAGGATGATAGATTTTTCCTCGAAGAAGCTAAAAATTTAGACTTTATGAAAGGCGTTAATTTGACAGATCATTGGTCTTCGTGTTCAGAAAATACGAAAAACGCTATTTGGCAATATGTACAAACTTTATACATGTTAGGTACGACCATTAAATCTATACCAGAAGAAACACTTTCCATGATTGAAACTGTAGCAAAACAGTGTGCAGACAAAATGGGTGAAGACGGAACTGAATTAGATGAAGACGCGTTAATGAAGACCATGCAGGGTCTTATGGGTGGAATGTTAGGTGGTGGTAAAAAATAAACTAGTAATATATAAATGACATCTTGGTTCGAAGATCCAAAACAACTCATTCGTTCAGATAAAGTATTAAATTTTTGGCCTTCAACAACTCTTACCCCAGAAGAGCGTATAAATGCTACAGCCAGATTTATAATTTATGCAACTTGTATAATATATCTTATTAAACGTGATACACGTATTTTTGTTCTAGGCGGAACAGCACTCGGTGTTCTTTTCATAATGGAAAGATCCGATATGGTTAGAGAAGCCCTTGCGAGACCCACAGATGGACAATTGGGTGCAACAGGGGCTTGTCAGCTTCCAGACAAAGAAAATCCAATGGGAAATGTTCTTTTAAGTGATTTTGGTGATAGACCAGATAGACCAAGCGCCTGTTATTACCCAACGGTTAAAAAACAAGCGAACGATTTAGCAACAGAAGGTGTTAAATACGGTCCATCTCGTTCTCGATCGGCTATGCCACTTTACCAAAGAAATGCCATGTCAAGACAATTTGTAACTATGCCAAGCACTTCATTAGCTGGCGATCCATACTATGAATATATCCACGGTAAAAAAGGTCAAAAAACGTGCAGACAAGACCCACGTTTGTGTAATCCAAATGCAAGAGGAGTTCAACTCGAAGCGTTTGCAGGACTTTCACCAAGTGGAGATATTAGAAGTAGTGCAAGTAGACCCACGGGAACTTTCTCACCATAGGTCTAAACAAAATATTTACATAATATAAAATGGCTTATCAACTCCAACCAGGATTGAAAATTGTCGAAGATAAAGCAGTACCAAAAGTTTGTGCAACAGAGGAAGTATTTGTATATCCTCAGCCCAGTACCTTGAATTATGGATCCGCGAGACCAAATACCATGTTATATGGTACGGCTCCATATATGGCAGGTAAAGGTTCACCAGCACAATTTATCGAAACAAGTGATGCACTCCGCCCACAATCTACGTCCCAGTTTAACAAGATATTAGCAAAAACATACGAAAAAAATTTTCACCCACTCCAAAATGTTGAGTGTAAAGTTCCACTCAGAACTCGAACTTATGAACCTTCGAGTACTCGTGCCGAACTTCAAAATGGTTTATTTCAAAAAAGATACGGTCAATAAAAATCTCGCTAAGAAATAAGAATGGCTGATCCCGTCTCTATCTTAGCTATAGCAGGACTAGTTTATGCTGGTCGCAGATTAAGCAAACCAGAAGAAAAATACACAATCGAAGGTAAATCCGTCGAAGAAACTATTGCAATTAAACCAGAAGTAGATAATCGTGATATAACTATTGCTCAGTCTTATTTGGGCCCACTTTCGCCTCTCGTTGAACCAGATTACACGTCTAAATCCGAAGTCTCTTCGTTTTCAGATGTAGCAAATGGTTCGAGATCTTCGGGTGGTGAAGTACTTGAAATGAGAAATAGAATGATGTATGACGGTGGTCGAATGAATAACCTTTCACCAATTGAAAAACAACTCGTTGGCCCAGGTTTGGGTGTTAGTGCAGATACACCAGCTTTGGGTGGACATCAACAACTTTTTAGAGTCAACCCAGAAAATGTAGGTGCATACAGATTAACAACACTCCCAGGTAGAAGTGGTCCCGCGTACGATTCTAAGGGTGGTCGAAGAACTATGGTGGGTGAACTCGGAAATAACAGGCCAGAAAAAACCGCATTTCTCCCAGATAGATTACCACCATCAGGTGGTCATGCACAGGGATTTGCAGGAAGAACTCCAAGAGCCGAACACGAAAGAACGAAACGTACTACGAATCGTTCCGAAACGGGTTCAAGAACGGATACTCTTAGTTATGCGTCTGCAAAAAGAACCGTCTCTGCATTAACTCGAGCACAAGAACCAACGCGTAATAAGAAAGATGGAAATATCGAATCTTACGCTTATGCAAATGCTCCAGCACCAGGTATAAGCAACTTTGTGGGTGGATACTTGAATGCACCTGCATCTAAAATTGGCGAAAAGCGTACGTTTGGAACTGAACACACAGTCGCGGATCTCATGAAGTATGGATTCAGACCAGATGATAGAAGAGGTAAGGCAGGTCGTGCTCCAGGTGCAGGTCGTATGAACGTTCGCGCCGATCCACTTAACCAGGGTGGTATGGTAACCAGTGTTCGTTCGGATACAACACGTATCGACGGGCGAGTAAATGCCGCGAGTGGTGGTTGGACTCAACAATATAGACCAAACGATTATAATCAACTTAATGCGTATAAGGGTATTCAAAATCCAAATACTTCTCAGTGTGGTTTAGATATTGCTAAAAGGAATCTTCAAAATAACCCACTTGCACATAGTCTCTCTTAAACATACATATACATAAATAAGTAAAACACTCATTAAAATAATGCTCCTATATTTTAATGAAGGTACATACCTTAGATATAGATAGTGGCGAACGTGATCCTATAATATACCCAAACCCTGGAGATTATGTCGTTAATTTAAAAACTCCCATTTTTAATGTCACAAAGTTATCTCTTATATCAGCACGTATTCATAATAGTCAATTTTTAATTCACGAAAGAAACAATACTTTTACAATCAATAATACAACTATGTCGATACCTAATGGAAACTACGATGGTAAAGATCTTGCGTCAAATGTTGTGCAGGAATCGAGTGGTATATTATCAAGTTCATCTTTCGATAAAGATACAAATGCTATAAAATTTAACGGTGGTAGTAATTTTACGTTTAAGTTCTATACGGGCACAAATGGATATAACACGTACGTAAGTGGTAAAACAACACCACACGATATATTAGGATTACCTGCAAATGATATAACTTC